GCTTCGCCATTGTTCTTGGCTTCTTCTATACCATTGATTGTTACTGTAGCAGCGTACTGTTTCCAGTCATACTCAGCAGCGCTTATGCCTGTTTGAGCAGTCGTGTCAATAGTATCAGTGCCTGAGTAAGAACCAGCGGTTGAGTTTGTTCCATAAATAACTGGAACGACGATCTTCGCACCACCTGAAACACGCCTAATTGTCTGACCATTTGTCAAAGCGTAGAACAGTGGTCTAGCCGTGAAAATGTTGTCAGTCAGTTTAGGGATATAGTTTTTCAGTGTGGTTGACAGAATCTCGTCAAAGTTAGCGTTTCCTGCCGCCATAATTTTTTACCTCACTAATGTCTATGAAGCAAGTTCCCGTTTCGCATCCTCGAATGCTTGACGGATAGAAGTAGGTTTTGAAACAGCACCGTCCTTAACACTTCCTGCTTGTTTTGAACCCGTCGGTTCCACAATCGAAGCGTCTCGTTTGGCTTCAGTCCGCTCTTGCTCTTTCTCCAATTTGCTGGCTTTCTCTGCAACGTCGCCATATCTCATGTGAGTTAATGCGGCTTCTAAGTTGCCTATTTTGTGAGTCAACGCATGTTGATAGAGTTCCTGCGAATCAAATTCCCCGTATTGTTCCTTAAGCCCTTCTACTTGCTTTTCTACTTGTTGTTTACGTTGTAAACGTGCCTGCTGCGCTAATTTCGTTTCCAACTGGGCGATACGCTGCTCGGTAGGATCAGGTTCTGAATCATCCCAACTGCCATAACCATCATCGCTGGTTTGACGTTTAGGTGATCCCATCTGAACCCCGAACGCATCAGCCAACGCTGTCAACGTACCATCAGGGTCCGCTTCCAGCGAAGAAACTATCGCTTCCGCTTGCTGTAACCGTTTACGTTCGGAAGCCAATTCTTGCGTTTTACGTGTGTAATCCGACTGTCTTTGGTATCCGTCCCGAAGTTCATCAAGGCTGACCTCTTGCTCTTCCCCATCTACCTTTACGGCATAAGTTTCGCCAGAAGGTTCCTCTGAAACTTCAACTGAAGACTCTGGAGTGTCCACCTGAGTGGATTCCGTTACATCCTCTTCCATATTTAATTTTCTCCTTGGAGTCCTAAAAGGCTGCTCCTATACTATTTGGGAACTTTGTCCCGTTATAGGGCTGGAAGGTCCATCCCCATTTGACCCTGTAATTGAGCCAACAACTCTGGAGGTACGCCGCCGGTGGGAGCAAACGCTCCCATGTCGGGACCTTGTGGCACAGGTGTTTGACCAAACGGTGTTGGTGCTGCGCCAGCCTCCTCAGAAGCAACTTCCATATCTTGTGGAGTTTGCTGCTGGATAATAAACCTGTCAGGATCTTTAATATCAAATCCTTTTGTTAAAACATGTTTCGCTAAAGCAATAGGGTCAACCACTGTTCCCACCAAAGGAGCCATAGCGTTCAACAATGAAACCGCTTGTTGTTTGCGAATAGTGTCATTAATAGGTTGAGTTGATCCACCTTCAACGGTGTAATCAAATTCTCCTATAATGTCTTCACGGGTGTAAGTAATAAACAAATCTTCGCCGCCTCTACCAGCGATACGAGCCATTTGTTCACCTGTCATAAATTGTTGCATCAACTGGATGACTCGCCGGGCGATGTTTCCAATGCTGATTTCAATAATTGCTAACTTGTCCGCAGCACGTGCGTTACCCGCATCGGCGATGATTGATGCTTCTGTCGCTGTACGCCTAATTTCCGGCATTTGACCGCGAGCATATTCTGAAACACCCGACACAGTGTTGATGTCTTCTTCAATGATTGCTGAAGTGTTGTAAATCTCTGGAGACAAAGGCGTTTGTGGCATAGGAACCACAACTTCCTGCAAGGGTTTATTTTCATCAACTACTGGAACTAAACGTCCATCCTGATCGGATTCTAACGCTTCGCGTCCTTCAGGACCGAATGAACGTTCATGGTACAAATATTTTCTAGCGTAACGTTTACGTGCATTTATAAGTTGCGTACGTGTCTTGTCTAATTCTAGTTGCAGAGACTCGATTGATTCCAAATCACCCATTGGGTAGAAATAATCTGGAACGTCATAATTTCGCAACATTACAAAAGGTTGACCGTAAGCGTATGGCATAGGCATCGGGTCAACTAAAAACTCTTCACCTGATTGTGCGAACACTGACATTGTGTTTTCTGCAATGTCGTAATATTCGTAGATTGCTACACGGTTTTCTTCTAACAGATACTGTTCTTGTTCTTGACGTTCTCTGTTTTGAAACATCGGGTACAGCAAACCGTCTGCTTGTAAACGTTTCCTAGCAGCAGCCTTGTACCGTTTGTCTTTTTTAGCCTCATCTAAAGGACGAACAATGCGTTGACAAATCCACTGTGCATCCTCTATGCAAGTTGCTTCCGGGTCGATGTAAATATCGAAAGGAGAAACTCTTTCCACAAAAGGTTGATCTTCAACAATAACCATTTCTGTGTCAGGAACGTTGATTATTATTTCTTCGTCGCTAGGTAACCCATCTGCTAAAGCAGCATTTTCCATAGCGAAAGCGTCCGCTTCTAAGATTGCTTCATCAGCAAGTTCTGCTCGTTCAGTGTCGCTTAAAGCACGTTCCTGTTCGACAAATTTCCAACCGACTTTCAACCATGCGTGACCTGTGATTAAAAAGTCTTTAACTGCACGTCTAAATGGTTTACGAAAATCGTGATGTCTCCACAAATAATTTATTACTGCTTCAACAAAAGCGGCTCTGTCTCCATTTTCAGGACGTGTCGCTGAAACAACTATTTTAGGATGATTAACTGAAACAGAAGGAGCGATAACGTTAATGGTTGAAAAAGCAAGATTAACTACAATGAGATCTTCTTTAGTGACAGTTGTACGCGGGAATTGTTTACCACGGTACAAATCTGTCATACGTTGCCATAAAGAATCGTAACCCATTTCGTCACGCCAACGGGCAGACGCTTCTAATCTACGTTTGGCAGTTTCAAACTGCTCTACTCTAGTTTTTTTAGCCATTAAACTTTCTCGATGTTACGCCCTTGCGCTTTGGCTTCGGCGATAAGTTTTTTTTCTCTTTCGTTCAAAGTCAAATGCTGCTCGTCTAGCGGTAACCGTGAGCGGGAGACCGCTCCAGTTACGAATTTGAGTCCAAGAAGTTTTTGACGACGTTCCCATAACTCATCCAGTTCTGCATCTGAGATTGGACCTCGAAAATCTTGCACATACGTGCAAAAATCGTCGAATGTCGCCTCGCGAGGGAGGACAGCCATTAGGGGCGAGGACCGAAGCCTTCTGCATTCCAACCTTCAAGACGAGGCTGCGGATCTGCTGGTTCAACCTGTCCGGTTTGACCATGCTGATTGAATGGTGTTTCACGAACTGAAGTTTCACCGTATCCGCCCGTCATGTGAGCATATTCTGGGTTATCGAATCTTTGAGCAAAGTCCTGAGAACCACCCGGCTCCCATACTGGATTTGCTACTACGGAACCACCGCGTTCCATTTTGTTGTTACCACCTGATGTGCCTGAACCATCAACATTTTGGCTGGCACTGGTGTGTGCAACATTTCTTGCCATAATTGAAACCTCCTAGGTTCCTATAGTCTCCTACATACTATGGTTACAGTGTCCCACGCATACTATGTTTACCAATGTGCATATCGTCAGTTTCTTCCGGTTTAACCAGCCTAGAGAACCAATCCACTGTCCAATAATCGTCCACTTTCTTTGTAAATTCAGGCATATAAGCGTATTGACGCATTTCATTAGCCAACGCTAAAGCCATAACACGGTCATCATGGGGGCTACCGGACATAGTTCCACGTTCATTGCGTACATAGGTGCGTAATTCCGCCAATGTGTGCCTATCGTGGATTTTTAATTCATCAGAACGCAAAGCCATACCTAAATCGTCAATCAACAAAGGTTTAGTAGTTCTGGTAGTTTTCCAACCAAATTCTTGAGAAACCTTAGTAGTAGCCTGATTTAACGACCTTTTTCTAAATAAATTAGGATGACCTAAATGACGCAACTGAACAATCGTAGTTAACCCGTGGTTATTCGACTCCACACAAGTTAAAGCATCTTTATACCACAAAGCCAGATTGTAAACTTCGTTAGCCAAATTGTCAGGCGGAATATGCCCATGCCACATAGCAACCTGTTCACCGCCACGCACATCTAGAACCTGAGCGCAAGAGTAATCGCCGTGAACTAAACCTTCGGCAGTGTCCACTCCGATACAATAAATTTTACTAGCGTCCGGTTCACGCCAAACTGTGAGCATCTTTTCTAAACTCCACTACTTTCGGATAAGGATTCCACAAATACCCTCCTTGACCTTCTTCAATATCCCCCATCATTTTTTCTAAAACATCCAAATCAAAAACAGGATTACCTGACTTAATGAAAGCCTCTTCTGGAGAAGAAGGATATTCCTGAGCCAACTGCCATGCAAGCATAGATTCTTTTTTAGATTCATACCAAGTGTCATCTCTATCCTCCGTAGCAGACCAAGGAAAAAACATTGGCTCAAACCTGTTGTTACCAGTTTCAGAACCAACCCACAGTTCGTGAAAAAAATTGCCGGAACCATTAGCGGTAGACAAACCGATAATCCTACCGCCAACATCGGCGACAGGTTCTATAGAAGCCCACGCTTCTTCAGGATTTGGAAGGAACGCCCATTCGTCAACCACAACCAGCGTAGCCGACTCACCTCTAGCAGGATCGGATGCTGAAGGCATTGAAGTAATTTGCGACCCATTATCAAACCCCATTTTCTGCTGATGCTCGACAAGCGATTTAGGACCACGTTCCACCATCCATTCAGGTAAATGAGAAAAACCATACTTTGATTTTCTTAACAACAACACAGATTCACGTTCAGTACGCGAAAGGTCAATAATGTTCTGATCAGGATAAAAATACGCTAACCAAAACTGGTGAGCAGCAACCAGAGTAGTCCAACCTATCTGACGTGCTTTTAATGTGAGACTGTAACGATGCGTGGACCAGTGTTGTAATGCGGTTGATTGTGCGCGTCGTAAATCAAAAAGGATACGCCCGTGAGCAGGATGAGCAATATGCCAATACTTATGTAGGAAATAAGACTCATCTCTTTCACAACGTCTCCATTCAGCCTCTTGTTGTAATTCAGTTAGTCGAGACATCGAAACTCCACCATAACTGAAACACGTAACGTGTCTCATCTGATTTCACCGGCATCGTATGATGAGAATGAGTCCAACCAGAAGGAAAGATAACCAACTTCCCCACTTCCGGTTTAACCTCTAAACCATGCTCAGGAAAAACTAACTCGCCTCCTTCAGAGACATTAGACAAAAAACAAACCCCAGTCAAATGTCTCCTACTCAAATACCCTTCAGGGAAATAATCGGCATGAGTAGCATGATAAGCCTGACCTGTGTGATACTTCAAAATGTTGTACGTTTCTTCCAAATCGAAAGGAGGGAACTTACAGGCATCAGGATACTTTTCCAAATACTTCTCCAAACAAGCATTAGCATAATTCAACACCGGCACATGAATAGGAAACAAACTACTCACATCATATTTTTGAATAAAAGAATCTCGGAAATCTTTATTAACATTAAAACCTTCGTTACCGCCAACTAAAGCAGGCTGCCACTCTCTGCTCTCAGCGTTTTTAATAACATCAGAAACATTTAAAAAATCTGTTTCATAAATTTCAATAAACATGTTTTATCCGGGGTGATTCATTAAGAACTCTTCATATTTTTCTGGTGAATCCAAGATTATCGTAGTGTACGAATAACTTCCGCCATCCTTCTTATCTTTTCCCAACGTCACAGTAATAGCACCCACAAGAGTACCAATAGCCACCAACAAACCTGTTATCGCCGTAATCAATTTAACTGTCTTATTCAATTTACCTCCACAAAA